TCCTGTTTTTCTGATTTTTTTAACATAATGCATCATTCTCCTAACGGCTGACAAAACCCTTTTCCCTGCCCGGTGTATCGCCCTTCTCAACAGACATCTCTTTCTTCGCCTGTTCCTTTTTCTCTTTGGGTGTATCATTCTCCGATTCCTGTTCATCTTCGCCCTCCTGACCATACCAGTCTATACCTGCTCCATTGATCTGGCTTTCTTCCGCGATCTCCTGAAGCTCTTTCTCTGCCTCTTGCTCAGAACATTTATTGATCTCCATGATCGCCGTTTTCTTCGACCTTAATCCGGCATTTACCAGCTTCACATTTCTGTCTATGGTTGTATTTGTGTCCTCAATGATGGAATCATCAAAATCCACCGTAGCCTCTACCCTGCCGTTTTTATCCAAAAAAGAAACAGCTCTCACCATCCGGATGATTGCTGCCTTCACTGCAATTTCATTCTTCTTCAGATTCTGGAACAGATCTGATTTATCGGAAATTACTTCCGTAGCTGTTTTAATTCCGGAAGAGGAAAACTGATAACGTCTCGTTCCCAAGCCGCATTTAAAGCTGCAAAGATCCAGTGCTCTCTGCATTCCCAGCTCATGGTCAGACGCCCGGATTGACATATCTACAGCCGTTGGTTTCAGGTCAGAGTTCCTGTCTGCTGGCATTTGATAAAATACAGTCTGCGCCGGATCAAACTTAGGAACTGGATTGCCGGACTTTTCCAACTTGTCCAGTTCCATCTTTGCCAGTGATATCGGAACCAGTATTCGCTTTCTTCCCAGAACAAATTCGTTCATGTAACTGTCAAAAACCAGATCGCATCCCTTGATCTCATCAATAGCATTGGCAAATACAGAAATTCCCATGGGGCTATCCAGATCGATATTATTCACCATATTGGGAACAAGGATCTGAAAAAGCGGTTCTTCTGAATTCGTAGGGACGAGTTCCAGTAGCCCTTCCGGAAGTTCTAACCCCTGCCCGGAATTGATATCAACATATTTGTTCTCAATGTAATAAAGGTTCTCCACCTCTCCTTCCCCTCTTCCCAGACGGTGGATCTGCAGATAAATACATTCCTGTCCTTTATAGTTCCGGTAACTGCCAAAGGCGCATTCTGTCACATCGTTATTTTCATAACTGATCGGGTAGATCATGTCCGCCCGCACAAAATCAATAATCACCTTGTCCTGGTCTTTATATTCCACAAAAGCTCCGGTTCCCAACGCAAAGGTCAATTCTATCAGTTGATTGCCTCGAACACGGAAATTATTCTCCTCCAAAATCTCATTCAAGCGCTTCTCATAGGCTCCCGCCTTGATGGAAACCTTCTCATTCAGGATCAGGTTCGCCCAGTCTTCACACACTTTCTTTGCCAGGCCCAGGCGATAGCGTTCTTCCTCTTTTGTTCCGACACCATCATAGATAAAATATTTATGGAATTTCTTCACGTCGTTTTGGTACCATTCCAACCACTCCGCAATCTTGCTGTACGTCTTTTCTACCGGTGGATTATATCCCAGACCAGTAAGATACTGTTGAATCGTTACTTTACTATCCATTTACTCTCCTTTATGCCGCAATATACAGAATATCGTTCTGCACGGACTCCGTAGAATATTCCGTAGAATCCAAAGAATCCACGTTCATAACCCCGTCGTCCAGTCTCACATCCTGATTCGGTTTCTTATCGTCATATACCGCCTGCTCAAACGCCTCTCTGATGTGTTTGCAATGTTCCATGATCTTCCATCTATTCTGAGAAATCAGGCTATTATAAAATGCGATCCGGTCATTGATCGGTCCCTTGATCGCATTCCTGAGCTCTATTCGCACACCAGCCTGAATGCAGGCTGATTCCAGCCCACTGATCAAAGTCTGTTCTGCACTATCACAATAAGCCTCAAATACCTTGTATTTTGTCTGCGCTCTTTTTACAAAATCTATAAAATCATCTTGCAGATGCTTCGGATCAATCCTCTTTTTGCAGTAGTATTCATCCAGCACCACTACCTTCTGATATCCTTCCGTAAATCCGGTAAGGGTAAAAGAATGAGCCGACTTTGTTCCACCAAAATCGACTCCTATCACTGCATACATGATGTTATACTCTTTCAAATCCTCCTCGTTTATGAGGTACTGTTTCACATTGTCGGCAAACTGCTGGTAAATGAGCCCATCTGCTGCCACCCACTGTCCCAGAATGAATCTCTTGTAAAATACACTTCCATGTGGCCATGCATTTTTATACTCTTCTTTTCTCTTTTGAGAAATTGAAAGATTGTCGTCCATGGTAAAATGCAAATGGTATACTTTCTTTTTCCGCATCTCTTCCGGCTTAAGAAATTCTTCTTTGATAAAATGATGTGGGCCGGCTGGATTGCAGTTCATCCAGAACTTCCATCCATCTACAGAGCAGCGCCCCACTGCCTGATCTATGAAGGACCGCGGGAACAGCGCCGCCTCATCCAGATAGGCGCCTGCTGCCGTAAGTCCCTGCAATGCATCCTGACTCGCTTCCGTATTTGCCCCATACAAATAATAGGTGTTTGACCCTACTTCCAGCCTTGCATCCGTTCCTGACCGTATATACTCATATGACCATCCCCATGCCTCCAGAATCTGCAGCATCGGGCGGATCACATTTTTCTTCAAAGCCCCCATGGTCTTTCCTGCAATAATGAAAGATTGTCCAGAAAATGTAGATTGTGACCAAGTTAAAAAGCCTATAATACAAGCGATGGTCTTCCCTGATCGTATGGATCCATCTGCAATTACAAAATTATTCTCCGATGCTTTTACCATTGGACGCCACCAATGGATCAGTCTTCTTTGTTGTTCGGAAAATGGGGCGAATCTAAATATCGCCGGTCTCTTCTTTTTCTTCGCCATTTTCTTTCTCCTCATTTTCCTCTTCTGTGAACAAATTCTGTAGTTCCTCTTCGGAAGGATTCAAAGCTTTCAGGAAAGACTGTATATTTTCATCTCCCGAATCCGTATCTCCTACTTCCTGATCCCTTGCCCGCTTTGCTCTGTCCGTCCGGATCCGCTGTTCTTCAAGATCAGCATCCGACTTATCTGTTTGACCTACCGTAGATTTCAATGCTTCATAAGCTTTTACATCTCCCATGGCAGCTTTCTGGATCATCGCCATGGTTATGATCTCTTCATAGGTACTCT